CCGGTTGTACTTGCTCATATCGACCCAATCGCTAGTCTGGCTGGCATTATCAACCGCCTGCGGGGCGATAGTCGCCACAAGAGCGTGCTCTTCGTTGAAATGTGCTGTTATCATAGATATACATACTCCTTGTAGTATGGGGGCGGAGGCTGTGGGAGTCGCTGGAACCGTTCCCGCAGCCCCGCTGCTGCTACTTGCTCTTTACAAAAGCCGATACCGTGTCGTTCCCGCCGCTGCCAATCGCAATCGGCGCATTGATCCAGGGTTGCCCCTCGACGCGCGATGTCACCCGCCACACCGTTTCGTCGGTGTCGAAATTGACGTGCTCCGACATCGCTATCTCGATGTGCTGGCGCGACCCAATGACATACTGCTGGAAATCGGCCAGCAGCAGCCCGCCGCCGGAAAATGTGCTGGGCAGTTTCTCAGATTCCAGCACGGGCAACCCAAACAGGCGCGGCTCGATGCGGCCCTGCAGATTGGGCAGATAGGTCAGCGCGTTCGAGTTGGTGCTGTCGCTGTTGATTGCCATCAGCGCGTCGGTCAGCAGCGAGTTCACCACCCATACTGCTGTAGCGCGGCTGGATGGGATCAGCCGCTTGTAGATGGCCGACAGTTCGGCCACGGTGGGCGCTGCTGCCGTCAGTGCCGTAGCAGTTTCAATCGTCGCGGGCGCATTGAGAATGCCCAGCGGCTTGCCCACGCCATCGCCAGCCAGGAAAGCATAATCCTCGGCAAAGGCTACGGCATTGCCAAACAGCCGCACCAGCAGCGCCTCCAGTCCTACTGCATTGTCGGCCAGCAGTTCGTTGCTCACTGGCACCTTGCCACTCATCTTGTGCGCCACCAGCTCCAGCTTGCGGAATTTTGGCTCGGTGGTGGGAACTGTCGCGCCCTCTTCCATCCATTGCATCTCCATGCCGCCCAGGAAAGCGCTTTTGCCTGCCTCGTGCGCATTGGAATAGTCAATCGCCGGGATGCTGGCGTCGCGGCTGCTCATTGGCAGCACAAATGCGCGCGGGCGCACAATCGAGCGTTCGGCGGCTACTTCCATCAGGCGGCCCACAAACTGCTGCGGCACCACATAGCCACCGCTTGCGCCGCTCGACTCTTCCAGCCGCTTGGCGCTGCCATATACCTCGCGCAGCCGCTTGACATCGCCCCGGCTGACAGCCGTCAGAAAATCGCCAAACGTCTTGACATTGCGGTCTGCCGTGCCACCATCCGGGCTGATAAAGCCAGCATTGCGGATGGCAGGCGCGTCCTGTGCATAGCGCAGCAATTGTGCAACCTGCTCATTCAGGGCTGCAATCTGCTGCTGTACGTTTGTTGTCATGGTCTGTTCGCTCATACGTCCTCCCTGTTCGATCCTTTCATGTTCAATCGTCTTGATCCGCTGTATACCAACAGTGCGCGGTTCGCATGGGGTGGGAGTTAGCGAAAACTCCACAATCGGCCAGCTTTTGATCAGCCCCCCTTCGCGGCGCACCAGATGGGCCACACTTCCGCTGGACCAGCCGAGCACACCCTGCTCGACCAGTGCCAGCACCTCTTCGACATACTCCCGAAAACGGTCCAACTGTGCTTCGATCCACAACCCGCGCTCATCGGCCACAACCTTGATCACGTGGCCAAGTTCGCGCTGTGGCGATTCGAGCGTGTGGTCATAAAATACGGGCTTCTGTGCCACCATATCCAGCCGAAAATCAGTATCGGGCAGAAAGGTATCGCCCTCGATATCGCGCCCACCAAAGACTATCCCATAGCCCGCAATAATCGCGTAGTCGTCGGTCATGCGCTTGATTTCTGGCCGGGTCATCCGGTCCGGTCTGTGTGCCGTGCTTATCAGCGTGTCGGTTGCCATAGCTCCACCTTCTTCCCTCCATTCCGTCCGTTCTGTCCTGCGTCCTCTGCATCCTCCAGCGGCGGCAGGCCCATCCAGGCCCGCCCTTCGCTGACGGTCATAATCGGCGCTCCCACCAGTTTTGCCACAGCAGCAGCTTTTTGCATCTCTGCCGCCTGGAACACCTCCAATCGTTCCGGCTGGAACTGCCAGCGCAGCCCTTCCGGCTCCATCAGTTGTTCGTTCAGTGCCTCCTCGATCAGCAGGCTTTGCGGCACCACGGTCTGCTGATAGAAATTCAGCGTGTCCTGCTGGCTGGTGGCATAGTTCGCCGCGTCGGCACTGATAAGCGAATGGGGCACCCCCAGCGCGGCGCACACATCTTCGCGGCGCTGCCGGGTCAGCACTTCATCAACCGTGTCCTTCAGCCCGTCGCCAATCACGACCGGCTTGACGGTGCTGCGGATGGCGATGCTTTCCCAGGCCCGCCGCACGCCGGTTGCCAGCCGTTTCCACCACTGTTCCAACCGGTCCAGTTCGGCGCGGCTCGGGTTGCCTTCTACCGAAAGCAATGTGGCCTTGATCGCGCCCCGCTTGAAAAACCCCTCCGTAAAGCGGTCGAGGTTGTGCAGCACGCCTGCTGCCGCCAGCGCCACCTGCGCCGGAGCCACCCCCGGTCCTACGTCGGCGCTCAGCCCCGGCTGCCAGATATACACCACATCTGCCAGGCCGATACGGCGCGTGCCATTGTTGCCGATGTGGTCGAGCCGCTCGAAGCCCACCAGCCCCTGCTGTGTGTCGTAGCGTGGCATGATGCTGGTGGGCAGCACCCAGCGCGGCGAAAGATTGCCGCCCAGACGGTTGGCCTCTTTCAGCCAGTAGGCTGCGCCATACAGGCACAGCGCCGCCTCGGTCACATACAGCCGCATGCGCATGCCGCGCACGATGCTGCGATAGGCCGGGTCGCGGCTGACGTCTGCCTGGTCACGTTCGCGCACCAGCAGCCACGGCAGGCCCGAAACGGCTTTGGCGCGCAGGTCGATGGCCCGGTACAGATAGGGCACCAGTGTGTATGCCTGGAACGTGGAGAGGTCGCTGCTGGCATCGTCCAGGCTGCTGGTTGCATACACCCACTCCGGGCGCGACATGCCGCTGAGCGGCAGGCTTTTGCTGCCGTCGAACAGGTAATGACCCTTCTTGAGCATTTGTCTCACCTCCTTTCCAATAGTTACAATCGTCGCAATTTGCCGAGCCTGTATATCCTCAACCACTACCACAGGAGCAGCGAACCGCTCTCCTGACAGGCCGACCACGCCAGCGCCAGGCTCATCACGGTGTCGTCGTGCTCGGAGGGCGGCGCGCTATACCGGACCAGGCCGGATGGGAGCCGCTCCATTGCAAATGCCTGTAGTTCGTGGATCAGGATCGGGTTATCCAATATGCGCAGGTTGCCCTGCTCAAACGCCAGCGCCAGCGCTTCGATAATGCGCGCCTTGCTGGCCGATGTTGTCACAAAGGGACTGACCGGCAACCCCTGGCGCTGCAACTGTTCAATCAGCGGCAGGCCAATACTGTTTTGCTCGGCCACAATCACCGTCGGGCTGAAACGCTCCGCCAGCGCGTGCAGCCGCCCAAGCTGCACCTGATAATCGATCTGGTTGAAGCGCTCCAGCGCCACCAGTTCGCGTGTGGTCGTGTCGATCACCGTCAGCACGCTATAATCGTTCTGGCGGGCAAAATCCACGCCCATCACATAGCCGTGCCCTGCCTGTGCCGCATCTTGCGCGCTGGCTGTTGCCGCTTCGGTCACGCGGCGAAACACGCTGCCCGCCTGGTCGAGAAACTCGGCCAGAAACTCTTGCCGAAAGACTATCTCCGGCAGTTCGCGCCGTGCCGAGGCAATCTCTGCCGGGGCAATATGCGGATTGGTTGCGGTGGGCATGCGCCAGCTTTTCCATTCCGCCCACGAAGCCTGTGCCGCGTCTGCGGCCTGCCCGCGCTGGAAACATTCCCAGAAGAAATTGCGTCCCCTGGGCGTGCTCAGCAGCCAGGCATCGCCGCGCAGGTCGGCCAGCGTGGGCCGTATCACCATCTGCCAGGCGTGCGCCAGGTCGCGCACCATTGCCGCTTCGTCAATCACCACCCGGCGATAGCGCCGCCCCCGCACCGCGTCGGGAGCTTCCAGGCTCCACATCTCCAGCGTGCCGCGCGTCACCAGTTCGATGCGGTGCTGCTCCATATTCACCCGCTCGGTCAGTGGTTGCAGCCGGTGGCGCACCGTGCGCCACACCTCGGCCAGCATCTTGTGGGTGGGGCAGAAGTAGGCAGCCGGTGCACCATACAGCACACTCTCGATCAGGCGATCTACACCCAGCACCGATTTGCCCCAGCGGCGGCCACAGGCCAGCACATTAAAGCGTGCTGCCTCGCGCACTACCCGCCGCTGACCAGCGTGCAGCCTGGGCAGGGTGATGGATACCGAGCCGTGACACAGCCGCTTATTCCGCTTGCGCATCGTCCTGCACCTCTTCACTACTGCCTGCGGCCTCGTCTACATACTGCACCCGCACCGTCAGCCCCTTGCTGCCTGTATCGTCCTCATCGTCCTGTTCGTCACCAGCAGCCACGCGCACGAGCTTTGCGGCCTGCTCAATCATGATCCCGGCATCGCGCCAGTTCCACTTGTTGTCCTCCAGTGGGCTCGCCAGCATCTCTCGCGCCTTGGCCAGCAGCGCCTGCGCCGTCTGCCATTCTTCCTCACGCTCCAGCCGCAGCCGCTCGCCCCACTTTTGCGCCTCGGTCTGTGCCGCATCTGCCAGCACCCGCTTGCGCGCAGCGTCTTCCAGCCGCAGACGGTAAACATCATAGGCGCGTGCACGTGCGGCCCATTCATAGCGGGTTGACCATTTGGCTACCGTCGAAATACTCTTTTTGCTCTGTTTTGCAACCGTCCGCAATGTTCGCTTCGGCCCCAGGTCAAAATAGATACGGGCCAATTCATACGCCTGTGTAGGTTCATCTTGTCGCTGTTCCCAGGATGTGTTCTCCATAGTTGTGTGTTTTCACCTCTGAAACTGCGCGCTGTGCCGGATATGTTGTTGTTCCGGTCGCACAGCGTGCGAACCTGTATATGACAAATCATCATCAAAAGTCATGCTTTCTTCTCGTGTTATATCCATATCTTCACCGAATACTTATGGGATAGCTAAAACATGTTTTTGTATATTTTATTTGCTTGCATAATATCATAGCAACAAAGCACCGAACAAATGCATGTTTTATTCTTGCAGAAGCCATAAAACACTCTCAAAATCCGATTTCTCTAAAATCGAAAAAAGGTGAATCATGTCTTATTTTCGAAATTCGAAAAATGAAACAGCTCAAAACAAACCGAACGAAAAAGTCAAGCATACTTTTTTGTCGTATTATCACACATAGCAGGGGATAAACAACATCGAAGTACAATACAAATTTGTCATGTTGAAAAACCGTATACACAGCCACAGCATATACAACAATATTCTGTATTTCTGCACCATACCAGGCATCGCACAACACGATCATGCCCCTGTGCATACGTTGGCTGAAGGCTGTGCAACAACAACCAGAGCTTTGCGTCAGGTTTGCACAGATTCGTGACCGCTCGCTCTGTGCAACCTGTGCATCACAATGCCTTGACGATATTGCACGGTGATGGTAAAGTACACATAATCTTGAGTCATTTACTTTAGTTCAGGTTGGAGCACTATGCGTATCTCTAGCAAAGGTGAATATGGTATTCGCGCCCTGTTCGATCTGGCCCAGCACTATGGGCAGGGGATGATACAGAGCGACGACATCGCAACCCGCCAGGGCATCCCGGTCAACTATCTGAACCAGATGCTGATCACGCTGCGCAAAGCAGGGTTGATCGAGAGCCAGCGTGGGCCACAGGGTGGGCATATTCTGGCACGCGAGCCAGAGCAGATCACGCTGCTCGAAGCACTGGTTGCCCTGGAGGGCGCGCTGATCCTGCATGACGCAACGCGCGAGGATTTGTCGCCCGCGCAGCCCGAAGATGGCGAGTTTATCAATGAAGTATGGGATGAACTGCGCGCAACAATTGAGGCAATGCTGCACAACATCACGCTGGAAGACCTGTGCCAGCGCAAACGCCAGCGCACTGGCCACATGATGTATTACATCTAAACCTCAACGGCTGCGTGTAGCTCAGCTCTGCCTCTCGGCATCATCAGCAACCCGGGTGTTCGCCTCTCGCCTGCCAGGGTGTTATAGATTACAGACAATCACACAAAAATTGTGCAAAATATGGACAAGCTCTGTGCAGGCTGCACACCCCACACATACGCAAGAGGCTGTATGGTGCTTCTTACTAACCTGCCAGAACCTGTGCACGAGTATAGAAAGGCACACCTGTTATGAATGCATACGACATACACATTGCCGATAGAGAGGCAGAAACAGCGGCACTGCTCAGCAAGACAAGCCAGATTGCCGCCTACAAACAATCTCCCGCCGACCGCAAAACGCCGGTCAGCGCACAGCATATATTTGAGCGCGCCCGCATCACTGCAGACCTGGAAGCTATTGAGGCGCTGCTGCTCGAACGCAGCCGTTCACGTGTGACAGCCCTTACCGACGCCGGAGCATACAACATCCGCGCTGGTGGCAAGCGGCTGCGCGCAGCCTACGTGCTGCTTGCATCGCATCTCGGCACCTACGATTTCTCGCAGGCACGCCATGCTGCTGTGGCTGTCGAGCTAATCCACAATGCTTCGCTGGTGCATGACGATCTTGTTGATCGCACCGAACAGCGACGCGGCCATTCAACCATTCATACACGCTGGGACAATGGCGTAGC